AACTCTGCACTAAATGTTCTTGGTTTAAATGCCTCTGCTACTTTTTGTGTTGTTTGTTCTGTAGGCACAGAACTTAAACCCATTTTTTTTGCAATTTCAGGATTACCAGCAGGAGGTTGTGTTGATCCACTACGAACAATTGTTCCCTCTCCACCAGTGGGAACAGCCTGTTCGCCACCACCAAACTGATCAAAGGCAGCTCCACCAACTCCTGCAATTAAAGCATTTCTGAGCGCATCCTTGGTTTTTCCACCCATAAGTTTAGATGTTAAAGCTCCTGTAACAGCTCTGC